TTAGCAAACCACAGGCGTTTTGTCAATATCCCCACTGAACATATCATACCTTTCTTTTAGATATTCATTAGTGAAATGCATATATAATCGGGTTGTCGCTATATTGGAATGTCCCATGAGTGGCTGGATGTCTTCGATACGTGCGCCACGTCGCAACATATTTGTAGCAAAGCTATGTCTCAATGTATGCGCGCTCACTCTCTTTTTGATTCCAGCTCTCATGGCTGTTTCTGATATCATCCTGGAGAGGTATTGTCGACTGAGTGGTTTTCCAAGGCTATTAGTGAAAACAAAAACTGAATCCATACTCCTTTTGGAATGATATTCCTTTATTGCCTTTTCCGTGGCAAGATCAATAAATGTTACTCTTGCTTTTCCACCCTTGCCCCTCGAGACTATTAGCGATCGATGATAAAGATCACCGTCTTTCAAGTTCAAAATTTCAGAAGCCCGTAACCCACTACTCAAGATAGTCATGATCAAAGCCTTGTCTCTTGAATTTTTAACAAACCTTATTAGTTGATCCTGTTCTTGTTTGTCTAAAAAATTTGCTTCAACTTCAGCCATTTTTGGTATTTCTATTGCTTCAGGACGAATATCTATTAGATTTTTAGCATATAAAAATTTAATAAAACTTCTAATGACTACAACTTTATTTTTGATAGTTTTTGGCTTATATCTTCTCAAGGCTAAAGAATCAATAAAATCATCAATAGCTCGCATATTCAAATCTCTGACAGTTTTGGCTTTTATTGATTGTATAAAATCTTCCAGAACGTAAACATATGTCATTTTGGTTGTTTTAGTAGCTCTTCCACGTACTTCTTTATGCTTTACAAAGCAAAACAATGCACACTCCAACGTAGTATTTTTATCCATAATTCTCCCACAATTTAAGTTAAAATGTAGGATTTTGGAGCGTCCAACTAGCGTTGCTTTAGACCACCCACACGGTCGTCAACTTGGCGGTAGATATGACGTGAGCTATAAATTATTCTTATCCAATTTTGCCATATCTTACGCCGTCTGCATAGTGTAAAAATCACAAATTCCTACGTATCAAACCTATCGTTTCTTGATGGTTCAATCACCTTAAGCCCCCTAAATTCAAAATGGTAAGATGTACCAACCTTGCAGCCATATCTATTGCGGTTTTTTTCTAGCGTAACGATGATATCGTTCGGAAATTCCTTTAAATTCCGCTCAACCATCAAAACGATATCCGCATCCTGTGCGATATAACTTGAGCCTCGCAAATCGTTGATCCCAGTCTTTCGAGTATGGCTATCTGGTGCTTTTCGAGTATGACTGATCAAAATAATCGGCAGTTGATGTCTGATTGCATTTTTCTTCAATTCTTTGGTGATATTTCCTAATTCATCAGCAATATTCTGAATTTCTCGCGTAAAGTAATGAAGGTGATCAATAACAACCAATTCACAATCTGCCTCTTCTTTAGCTTTGCAAATTAATCCGTCGATAGAATGCCAACTTAGCTCGTCATTTTTTTGAAAAAATATTGTAGCTCCACATTTATCATATTGCTCTTCGCCAAGGATTTTACGAAAACGCACACCAGCTTCACCATGTGTCATTTCTAGAGTGACAAACAGCACTGATTTTCCCTGTTTAGCGACGTTTGCTGCGATATTCATGCTTAAGGCCGTTTTACCGTTGCTCGTAGCCCCTCCGATGACGATAAGTTCACCTGGAGCCAATCCCATCGTCATGCGATCAAGCACCCAATTTCCCGTATGTAATCCCATGATTTTGCCCCAGTTTTTCATACGGAATTCAATTTCATCATGGTAGTCAGCTAACATTTCAAATTCAAGCTCTGCCCTTGCTGACTTTGCCGTTTCAACCGATGCTCCGAGCACATATTCGTATAGTTTTACCTGATCTGCAGGCTTTAAGGCTTCGATCTTTCCCTTAAGAAAGGTCAAATTGTCCATGTAGTATCTCCCTGATTCTTGTTTTGTGGTAATTACCCGCTTCAATGATCGTTTTAAATAGCTCTTCGTACATTTCGGAATGTTTACTAGTTCTGGATATGCCCTTAAACGTCATGTAATCGTTTCTGAGCGACTTTATGGCTTCATTGTGGTAATTTATCATCTCGGCGATAAAGTACGCTGTAGAGTCCTTAAAACACGTTTTAGAGCCATCTAGATTTTCTATAACGTATTCAGCCATTCCCCATCTCCGTATAATTCGTCAAGATCCGCCATGCCTTCAGGTTGTTTCTTCCGTTTTGATAGCATGTTGTCTATCGTGGAGGCTCTGAGCAGATAGTCGCTTCTGAGTTCGTGGATTTTGCCTTTATGCCAGTCGTCTTCTACGAGGACGTCGAGTGCTTCTTCAATTTCTTCTAACGAGAACTGCTTCAGAGTTTCCTTGTAGCCACGTGGCAGCATTCGGAAATTGCGCTTGGTTTTCTGGTTGAGTAAGTCGAGTAGTTTTTTATCAACTTCACTATTACTTACTATATTATTAGCGTTATTATTTACAGATTTTGAAGTTTCTAAAAAACCTATAGGAACTGAAGTTTCTTCAATTTCTGATTTTGAAGTTTCTAGGATAAACCTGTAGTGCTTAGCTTTTGTGGTAGTACTCTGAATATAGGTGTTTTTCACTTCAACAATACCTTTATCAACAAGGTGTTGTAGCGCTTTGTTTACTTGATAGTAACTTAAGGCTGTGTGTTTTTCCCAATCCTTAGCCGTATACCAAGTAAAGCCATCACTTCGTTTAGCCATTTGGTGTAGATAAACGAGCTTGTTTAATACGATCGCTTCGTTTATTCCGAACTCTCGCGCAATATCAACATTGTATCCAGCGCTAACGCCAGCTTTCAGAACGTCATTTACATTCATTACGACGCCTCCATTCCTCTGTTAAATGGAATATCTGCGTGTTTGGAATTACCTCGGAAATATGAACAATTTTCCCCATTTTAACCCTCTCTTTTTAAGCCAAAGAAAACTAGCACCATCACTTCCCATGGCGTTTTTTGTTGATGTAGTAAAAAAGACTGTAGGATTTGGTGCAAAACCCTTGACAGCTTTTCTACGATGTATCGATTTTGAGAAAGAGGTTATTTTTAGACAAAGAAAACCCCAGTCAAAAACGACCGAGGTTATCAAATGCGTATCTGATATGTTCTTATATTAGCAAACTCTAGCGTAAAAGTCAAAACACTATTGCTGCGTCGATGTCTCTATGGTTAAGGTTATCATATATTACAATGTGATCTTTATCTAACCTATCTTTTAAACTGGGGAGTGATTATCGCTTCGGTTAGATAGCGATTGGTCAGACTTCTGCAACAAACCTTATATTGAACTCACTCTGGGAACTTCCACCGCCAAAATTACGAGAATCTGTGCATCTAGCTCTGACGTCAAGTACATCTCCCTTTTCCAGGAGAGCGTCACAATCTAGTGTTGGAATTGGAATAGTCATAGAGTTTCCAGAACCAGTAATTCGTTGAGACTCTTTGAATATATTGTCATTCTTGAAAATTCTAATTAAAGCCGTCGTACCAGGATTAAAGCCCGCTGAAGCTATACCGCAACGAGCATGAATATGATAGATACCTTTTTTAGGAATTGTTGCCTGATAGGTTTTAGTGTCTAGCATCTTGGCGGTATCATACTCGATAGTATCGAATGGAACAATGACATCTTTTGTTGAATCTAGCGCTGGCCACTGCCCAGGTGCTGTGGTGGCTGAAAACATCGGTATCGACGTAAAATTAATCTTATCTGGAGTGATAGATTTATCTGGTATTTCAGGAATAGCTTCATCTCTAAGAGTTCCATCTGGATTATGTGAAACAAGTAGCGCACTGATTAATTCATTTGCCCATGAAGACGTAGCCGTTGGCATAACAACAGCTCCTATAGGATATAAAATGTCCATTCCGCCTGTCAGAGTAAGTTCGGTGATGTCGCCATTTGCCGCAGGAATGCCCGTCCAAGAACTTACAGAACCAGGCACCACATCCTCTCCATCTGTTGTGAATATAATAAAGTCTTGAACTTCTCCGATCCTCCAGCCCTCAACCGTACTAACAGATATACTTTGAGCACCTTTTTCTTTTTGAGCTGTTAAAATAGCTTTCGCTGGCATTTTGCCGTCTGCTGATACTTTTCGTAACATTATTTTACCTCCTTAAGCCACTTTACGAGCGCACTAATCACAGGCATCAAACGGCTAATCCCCGCAGCTATTGCTGCCGAACCGCTTGAGAATATGAGAGACCCTGTCAGTGCGTCTAAGCTTTTCATGAACTCGGTAAACTGCGGAACACCATATAAGCCAGTAAACGCTATCATCGTTCCTAAGAAACCTTGTAAAAGTGTCCTCATAGCTCGTCCATTTTTAGTTTCTGGACTGAATAATAATTTAATCTTTTCCATATTTCCTCCTTTATTTTTTGAACTTAAAAATACTCATCAGAAAATCGATAATTTTTTCCAACAGACTCTTGTTTTTAGCGATATCTTGACTCAATTTTCCGATAGACCGTAGAACATCCTCATTAGTAGGTTGTGGTGCCAGTGGTTGCTCCTGCGGCTTTTCTTTGGGCTGAGGTGTTTGTTGTATCTCTGGCGTCTTTGGAGTTGGTTGTGGCTGAGGGCGTGATTGCGGTCGTGGAGTGCCTGCATCGCCGTTCGCCAATTCACGCGCTCTTTCTGCTAACACCCATATCCCATCACCTGCCATTAGCAACTGTAAATATCTATGTCCATTGTCAACCTCTTCACTTAATACATCTGTACCACCAACAATTCGGAAATAATCACCTGTATTTATCTCACCATCTAATAAATAGCCATCCTTGTCTGTCTTTACTACTACAGAGACAGGAATACCATTATCTTCCCAGTCAAAGGCGTGTGTGAGGCGGTTACAGCGGATCTGACGGATGCTAAATACCATCGCCACTTCATCTGCATAATATACCTCGGGGAGTGCAACGCGGCGTTTTACGGCTGGTACTGGCTTACCTACATATCGATAGAACGTATATGGTGGTCGACCTGACGCATTCCAAAGCCAGTCGTGATTATCCTCAACAATACCTGCTTGATAACGACAATTAAGGATATTATCAGGCGAGCTAAATATCCCCGTATGCCCCAGAGCACCACCTGAATTACCACGGATACCCCAAATGAAGATATCGCCACGTTGACATTGTGCGTCGCCGTTAGCGTCCGTTGGGACTCGCACCCAGCCATTCTTTTCTAACGCATCGAATAAAGTATCAGTATTACCTATCCAATAGCTTGACGGTAGTATACCCGCCTCTTTTAGAGCATAATATACCGACGACGAACAGTCGTATGAATTTGGACCATTCCGATTTTCCATCGAATAATAAACTCGTCCTTTACGTGCGTAAAACCACGCTAGCGCTTTTTCTATCATTTTGTTACCTCCTTTACTTCTTTTATTACTTCGTGCATCTCTGGTTTGGTTGACTGAATGGAATTGATGAATTGGGTGAGTACGAAAAATGCTACTGTACCAATAAGAATAGTTAGTCCTGTGTATTTCACGATTAAACCTACTACTTTCTTCTCACCCGTGATAATGGCTTTGATGAAAATATTGCCATCTAGTTTTTCGTTGCGGTTGTTGATATTATTGATTGCCTGCTCTAATTCTGATAGTTTGGCATCGACAAACCTTTTGCGTTCATTGAACTCAGTTCTTCTGACAAGTTCGTCGAGTTTACTTAAGATTTGCGCCAAAGATGGCTCGACCACCTTTTCATTAAATGTTTCTAGGCGGGCGAGGCGCTCGTTTTGCTCCATATTGTTCTCCTTTTTTGTTTTATTCATCTTCATCCTCCTCAAAAATCACCCCAATTGGTATGTGTTGGATGATTACGTCAGATAATTCAAAATCAGCTCCTGGCTCATTAGTAGTAACCGAATATTGAATCCAGTTCACGTCTTCATCAATATCTTTCGTGATTGGTATACGAACCTCTCCGCTGGATTTTTTGTATTTTTTGGGTACAAATCCCCATCCTAGTGGACTATTCCATCCTGTTGGATCATTCCAACCACCAGGAATGGTTTTTGGTGTAAAGTTTTTGCTAAAATTAACGAACGGCTGAAGTGGCTCATCTTCGGTTTTTCCTGATACAGAAAACTTTATAGTTCCTGTTGGCTTTAATAGAATAAACGTAATATCTACTATGCTTGTCCACATTGCACCATCATCAGAAAATTTGATAGCCCCAGAACCAATATCAGCGATGAACGACTTTCCATCATCTGTCAGCTTGACTTCGTCGGTTAACTCTACGAGTTTATTGCCTATTGCCAATAGAACTCTAGATTTACCGTCACTGCTCCCATAGACTTTTAGGTCGTTAATATTCCCGACCGTCCACGGCATACACCACGCTCCGCCGCGCTTCATATCAAGTACCCATAATTGATTTAATTTATCTCCACCGACAGGGACAGCGAAATAGAGCAACCCGTTGATTTCCAAACCAATAGACTTGTGTATAAAATTGCTGCTTAAGCGCTCGATATCAGGCTGAATAGCGTCTGCCTTATTCTCAGTAGATAAAACATTCTGCATTTGCGGCTTGGTAAGAGTATTTTTAAGTCCAGTTTTAGAGATGTAAAAAAGTGAGTTTTCATATATCGCGACTGAGTTCGGTGCGTCAGTACCGTCTCGCCCGTTATCATCAATCACGCTAATCCATTGAATATTTGTAGAGTCTAACTGCATGCTTGATGATTGAAGGTACTTTAAGCTTCCGTTACCATTTGTTTCTGAGCATAGAATCATTGGTACTGCATCACCCTTACCGTTTCTGAAGGGTTTTATTGCGGCAGGTATTTCTTTAGACCCCGCGTTTATTCGAATATAGCCACCCGCAAAAGCCGAAAAATCTAGCATGGTATCTGGATCAGCACCGCCAAAAGTAATCCGCCATGGGTCATCTTTATCTCCCACTAAGTATAGGCGACTTGCTATTAGAGTAGAACGAGCAGCTTTCACTCCTGCCGTACTATTAGAGTTAGGGGGAATAACATTAGGATTGAGTATTTTTTGTCCAATATCATCATATGATTGAGTTTGTGTATCATCTTTAGCTTGACCAATAACGTCCATCATTCGCATACTTGTTGGTGATATACCACAGTAAAGGACGTAATATTCAGCGTCTTTTATCTTATTCCAGGTTATTTTGACATATTCTTCAACTTGTCCTTTTGTTTTGTCTACGTTTTTACCACGCCATTCAGTACGTCCCTTGCTAACCTTTACGCTAGCTGCATCGCTTCGTGCCGTTTCTCCGTTTTTTACAGCCGTCACGCAGTAATAAAGAGTGTCATTTGTTCCCGTTATACCAAAGGCTTCAGCTTTTACGCCAGTGACTGTTGGTAAGGCTGTTGGGCGGACGTTTCTTTTCTTTTGAATATCATAATAGGATAAATAGTCTTCTCCATTCGTCACTACTACCCTGTCTCTAACTTGAGTAAAAGTTGGATACGCTTCAGGGTGGTAATCTATCCCGTCGATTTTAGCCCAGCCCTTTCCATCTAATGCAGTATAGGCATGTGCTCTGTTACCGTCTTTTACGATTGCGAGGAGTTTATTTACTCGTTTATTATCAATGATTTCAACATACTCATCAAAGCCTAAAACTTCACCGGGTAGAGTGTCGCCATATTGCCTAGTACCTGGACGTGGGGCGACCGTTCCATTTTGTTTTAGCCTGGCGTTGGTCATTTTTAGTAAACCGCTATTAGGCATACGCCCTGCGTCCATAGCAGAAATATATCCCTTACTCCAGGCTTTAATGCTTAACCTATCAATATTAGGTTGAGGAGTGCTTTTTGGCGGCTTAATCATAGCCAAATATCCTCCCGAGGCACTTCATCAAACTTATACCCGTTGCGATTCTTCATACCTTCCATTGAGGATTGTGCTAGGGTGATCAAATTGCCATACTGATTAGATTTAGTGCGACTATTACGCACAAACTCAGCTGCGATCATGTACACTAACCAATAAGGATCATCAACTTCTACAATGTCATCAGCTTTTGTTAGTTTTTTTGCGTGGCGGACTATAGGCACGATAATTGCTGCACCTTTCATCTGCTCAGATAAACCCCTAAAGTCTAGCCTCCAGCCTAATTGAATGACACCATAACATCCATCTTTAGCCATTTGGGGGGATATAAACGGAAATGTCCAATTTTGAGCATCTTTCGTTAGTCGAACAAACTTGCGAAAATCTACTGTCCTGACATCTTCAGACAGCTTATATGACGTGTTATCGTCAATTACGCCTATTTCCCTATCTTTGCACAAAGAACCCCATACAACATCTGGCTCACTTTCCCACTGCATAGTAGCCATATTGGCAATGTTGAGCATACGCTCATATTTTGAGTTACCAGGACTGAGTGTTTTTGTTTTTCCCGTCGCTGTTTGATAGGCAAGGTTTATTACCTCTTCTACTTTCATGAAACCACCTTCCGCGGTGATTCATGAAAAAGTGCTTGGCAACGAATACACAAATAACCGCAAGTTATTTTTTATGTATCCAATCGCCAAGCACTTTGGTAGATTAGAATTACTTTTATTCTAGCATAAAACTATTTAAATGTAACTACTCTACTTTTTGGTTTTCGTGATTTTAGTAGTTGATTTAACTGGATAGCCTTACCTGTAAATTGAGGTGTTTCTGAAGACCGATTGCGCTTAAACGTATTCATGCTAATAGCTGTAGCGTTGGCTGTTTTAAGTGTATCTGTAGAAGTTCTAGTGCCGCTTCCACTTCCTCGCCCTCTGTATCCTCTGCGACCACCTCTACTCCAGAAGCTATTTGTATCTACCGCACCAGCTTGTACGTGGGATTCGTTTGTACCTTGACCATCTGGGTATTTCAGGGCAAATGTTCCGTCTGGATTTTTAACCAATCCATACTTACCCAAACTCTGAATAGCTCTCAGAGCTTTTGGAGACAGATCTTCACCCTGCATTTCCGCCAGAGAAGCTGAATTAGTGATATTGTAGACATTCACATCTTGTAAGTATCTAGCAACAGCAGGATCACGCCAGTTCTTATTAGCCATTTGCATTTTTACGTATTGGCTTTGTTGTGGGCGGGTTCGCTGTGGGGCGTAACCTTGAGCCTCGCGCACCTTGTTGTTGTAATCCTCTATTTGCTTATAGTAATCAGACAATTCAGGGTGAGCATCCAAGAATGCCCATTTCTGAGGACTACTTGGCATATCTTGGTATGTTTTTAGAGTAGCTTGGAGTTCATCACTTACCTCTGGATAAGGTACTCGATTACTCTTTCCAGATTTGAAGTCTTGACGCTTAAAGTATGCGCTTCTTTCTTTTTGGAAATCCTCTAGCCAAGGTGCATCTTGTTTTAGCTTTCTCTGCTCGGCGCCATTCTTAGGTGAACCTTGTAAGTGATAGAAGTACTGCTGTTTATCTACTGGGAGTTTGTATAGAGGGTCTAACTCTTCGCCTGTCTGCTCTGCGCGCCACTTAGCCGCATCACTGAGGGCTTTTGCTACGCTTGGTAGAGTTGCTAAGTCTCTATTGGTTCTTAATACGTCAGCCTCTGTCTTACCCTCTACGCCACCATCGCCATTGTATTTTTTAGTAGTCAGAGCCTTGAAGAATGCCAAATCACTACCAGACAGTTTATTGTCTTTGGCGGCTTTTTCTAATGATTGATAGAAGTATGAGCTTTGGCTTGTTCCCTTTGGTGCGTAGAATCGCCCAGTAATAGAATCTAATATGCTTCTACCCTTTATCTCATCGTCAGAAGCTCCTGTGGCTTTTGCAATAGCCCAGTCTGTACCGTGAAGCAAGTTTTGACCACCACCAGCAGTTGATGTTCTGAAAACGTTATCGACTTGCTTAGGACTGAGCCCTGTTAGCTCTCCAAACTTTCGAGCTGTTAGGCTGGTGCTATTGTCCCATTGGTCTTTTTCGGCAAGGTTTTTCATACCTTCTGGTACGACTTCTTGACCAGTGTATAGGTTTTTATTTGCCCAGGTCTCTATGGCTGGCTTTATGGCTTGTGGAACGTACTGAGAAGCTGTGCGCCTTATTTCTAACGGATTGACAGTCGTAACTTGTTCTACGGCGTCTCCAGCGGCTTTGCCCATATCAAATTGCTGTCCTGTCATGACACTTTTTGTCATGTTGTGAAGTTGTCGGTGGAGCGGTGCGAATTGAGGCGGCACTGGCACCACAAACACTCCATCCCATCTGTTTTGTTCTTTGTTATAGGTGGCTCCTGGGGCTACGATCACCACATTGTTTTCTTTGACGTAGTCAGGCAGGTTATCCATGACTTCTTTACCCTTTTCGCTTCCGTATGAGTAAGCCAAGGCAGAAACGGTAGGAACCGCCACGCCTAAAACAACCTTTGAAGTATACCTTACAGGGTTTTCTTTCATCCTGCGGAGCATAATTCGCTGACCCTGAATACCCGCGTTTGAGTATGGCACAATGGCATTTATGGCTTTACCGTAGGAACCGCTACGCAAGAAGTTTGTGGAGTTCCACCTCGCTTTATCAGCTGCGAATTTTATCGCCTCTGATTCACTCATCCCATGGCGTTTCGCATAGTTTTTATTTGAGAGATATTGAACAGCTCGCCCAAAATCCTCGCTACGTCCGATCGTGTTCTCTAGTGTTTGAAGAGGTTTCTTTATATTGTGCGCTGAACGTCGCCAGAAGTTTTTGTGGCTGCGTATTTCCTTAAGGTTTAACTGAGCAGCATTACGAGTCAATTCATAGCTGTTTCCTAACACGCCAGCGCGCTGCATTTCTAGGTACATATCGCCCTTATGATGAAAAGCTACACCCAATGCTTTGGCTAGGACTTTAGGATTTGTTGAAAAGAACCCATTTTTTGAGTTCACACTAGCACCCACAAAGTCCTTGACAACGTTTGCCATAGTAAACCCAGCGTTGATTGATGTTGCGCCCATTCTCAGCAAGCGGGCTGGCTGCATCAAGGCTTTTAAGATGATACCCACCTGCTCGCGGTTCATATTTTTAGCTGCATTAGCAACCTCAGGTGCGGCAAGGAATGTACGTTTTATACCTTTGTCTAGGTAGCTGATTGTTGGTCGTCCATTCGCCTTCTCTCCATCCTTCAATTCTTTTAGCAGGAATGGGTTTTTTGGATCTTTTGCATAACTCGCTAAAAGTTCGGCTGTTTTGTTGCGTTCACCCTGTTGAATCATGTCCTGAGTCTTCATGACTAACGCATTGAGCGGACTGTCTATAGCCCTCTGTGAGCCGTTTATTCGCTGGACAATATCCTGTTTACTGAGGCTCGCCTCGCCTCCTCTTCCTCGTCCTGTACGAGCGTCTAATTCACTATCAGAAAAGATACGGTCAAACGGCACATATTCAGGGTACTTCTCCCGTAAGTAGTTGGCTGTGTCTTGGCTGATGAGCCCATAGTCTACTGTCTGTTGTAAGACCTTATCTGAATACTTCCTCACCTGAGCAAATTCATTTCCAAAACGCTTATCCGCCTCTCGAATGAGTGCTTTGTCTTTTGCTAGGTCTCGCCCAGTTTGTACACCGTTTTTCTCTAGCTCTAAAGCATGTTTAGCGATCAATGCCTGGTCAAACATCTGCATTTCTTTTTTGTTTCTGAAACTATTGATTAGTTGATCAAACCCATTGTCTCGAATAAATGCTTCAGATAAACTGTCTGCTCTCAGGGTTCTATCCAGGGCATTTCTCATCTCTAGCTGGTCTACTTCATTGGTAATTCTGTCCTCGATAGGCGTAAACCTGTCCACGAATCTCTCGCGCATATCCTCTTTGAAGTCTCGCCAGCGGTCTCTTAAAGTAGGTTGTTCACCTTTATGTGCTAATTCCTGCTGTTTGGTCATTTCTTTGGCGTAGTCAGATGGATTTATATCAGCGGCTTCAATGCTAAATGGTTCAGATGGGCTTGGGGATTGCTTTAGCTTGTAGCGGGGCTCGTCATTGACATTTTGGGTAAGATTTGCTACGCTATCTCCATTAGCCTCTCCGGGCCGTTTCGGACGTGAACTGGTCGGGACTTCGCTGAAGTCTGCATCCAGCCCCTGAGAGCCAGAAGCCTGCGCTTGCCGTGGGCTTCTGCTTTTGTTGTAGTACGATACTATGTAAAAGTCTCCGTTGGGCTTTTGTTCTAGCTCTACTGCCAAGATGTGCATATTGTCCAGTTGCTTAGATAACTCTATCTTTTCACCTCTGTACCCTTTTTGTCCTTTTACCTTGATGTTGTCTGGTTCTGCAAACACTAAAGGAATATCTGCAATGTCGGCGTCTGTTATTGGGTTAGTGTCTTCTATACCATAGCGTCCCCTGCCGTCTAGGTGTCCGCTATTTTTCATGTGTCTGACCGCATTATCGGTAAGGACCAATTTAGCGCTACTACTGACGTTGAAACCAGTTGCCTCAGAATACATCTGCGCCAGTTTTGGTGTTATACGAGCCATAATAGTCTTACGCCGCCAGCCGTTCTTTACCGAGTTGAAGCGAGCAATTGCATCTTTAGCGCTTTCTGGGTTAATTTTATACGCAAGACTACCCTCAACACCGCCTCTAGCCTGTGATGCTATACCCCTAAACTTCCCTGTTTCCATTTGGGCATATAATTGTTTAGCTAAATCAGCTTTGCCAGCAAATGAACGGACAGATTGCCACACACGCTCAAAATAAGCAATTATTTCACCTGGAATGTGCAACCTTTTGCCAAGTATATTTACATCCATGCCTTTTGCACGTGCCCTAGCATACTCCATAAAGCCATCGGCTAATTTCTCTTCCGCGGCTATCTTAACACCTTGCTCGTCTAGCTTTATGTCGTATCCCTTACGCTGGTATTCAGTTACTAGGCTTTCTGCACCATTGGTTTTTACAATATAGTCTATGGCGCTATTCCTGGCTTTGTCGTCTACGTTAGCCATCACACGGTGTACTAATTCGTGATTGAGTGTATTGAGGCTTGGTTTGCCCTCTGCTATATAAACTACTCCTTCAACATCACGGTAGAACCCATCAATATCTCTACTATTAAATGTGCCCAGATCAGCAAATAACACTGCACTATCGCCCATAACCTCACGTGATCGGTTGATTAGGTCTTGCTTGGTGTCGCTGGTCTTTTGCGGTTCAGTGTCTATCTTATACCGCATATCTGGGTTGTCTGTTGGATTGAGGTTGTTTATGTACTTGGTTTGGCTTGGGCTGGTGGTATCGACATCTTTAACCTCTTGTGCTACACTTTCATTAGAAAAGTCGCCCAGTCCCCGCTCGGCTTGTCCACGGGGCGCACCGTTAAGGTCACCTGGGTGGCTTTTTTCTTGGCTTCGCACATTACCTTCATAAAGAGTATTGCGCCCTGTTGTATTATTTGTTACACTATCCACATGAGAATCCCCTAGATGGTGTAACTCAGTTGACGGGTTTGTCCCTGCTGGCTCCATGGGGAATTTTCTTGTTGTAGCGTTGTATAAGAGGTTTTTATTGTTATTACTACCTATGTCAAAGGTAGTAACGTAATCTTTGCCTCTGTATCGCACAGGTACTTCATTGTATGAAAATCCATCATTGGCAAAACCATGCTCTTTAGTATCTATGCTACTGTCTATTTGTTTTGACTTTTCTATTGCTTCCTGGATTTTAGGAGCAAGCCTTTGCTGAACATTAAACATCTCGTTAGGTGTTTTTTGAGACGTTGCAGTCATTTTTCTATTACCGTTGCGACTCAGTTCCACATCCATCCCATCACTTGTTCGGTATGGATTGCCAGTTCGTGCCTTCTGTAGATCACCAAAAGCTGCCTGACTAAGGCGCTTTCTTGTATCTCCAGCTATACCGCCCATGACTTCAGCGGCATTGTATTTCATTTGGTTTGGAGATAGTCGGTTAATCCCAACACCATTCTCTCCATAAGGATTGATCTTATTCTTTACCACTCCCTTAACACCGTTTACAGCATGACCAGCACCACTCATCATGCCGCCCCCAAGCGCACCAAGTGCCCCAGATTGTGCGTAATCTCCTAGTTTGGTGTTTACTTTACCGTCATCAGCTAAATCCTGTGCAAAGGTCTGAGCGACCTCTTCTGCGCCTTCTTTGGCGGCATCCTTTAGTACATTTCCGCCAAGTCCTAGCGCTTTTTTAGCTATGGTTTGTTTAGCTGCTTGTCCCGCTAGCTGTTTGGCTCCTTGTCCAAACGCAGAGCGCAGCAATGTACCAGATCCACCAAATGCTAGTCCACCGGCTGATATACCAGCGTCTAGCCCTTTTCCTAATCGCTGCCAACCGTTTAACTGTTTAACTTTGCCGTTCTCGTCTGCTTCTATACCTGTAATCGTATTAGCTATTTTATTAGGCGCTTCTGCCAGCCCTTGAACTGCGCCTCCAGGGATCTTGGCGGCAAATCGTGCATAATCTCCTGGATCGTTCCACTGAAAACCCTCCTGCTTGTCAGAAGAGTCGATCCACTTATTAAATTTTTCTACATTATCTGCGATAGGTTTTTCTACTGTTTTCTTGAAGTTCTGCTGTTGTTTTGCACCAAATAGCCCATGTTCGCCAAATGGATTTAAATAATCAAAGAATGTTGGTTTCTTTGGCGCTTCATTAACTGTTTTTTGCGGGATAATCGGCTTGGTTTCTTGTTTAATTTGATTATCATTAAACTCATTCGCCTTTGGCACCGTATCTATTTTAGGTGCTATATCTGCTTTGAGCGTATCTATAGGCTTCATGGCGGCAGGAGATGAACTATTTATCCAATTAGATGTATTGTTCCAGCGCGCATTAGTATTAGCCTGGTTATTAAACGTAACCTTTGGCTGCGGCTGGGCTGGTTGAGCTTGTTGTTCCTTACGGCGTTTTTCCTCATCATTAATCCAGCCCTTTCCGCTGAAAAAGTTACCTATTCTTTGAAAAAAATCCATCTCCTGCTACCTCCCTACATTAACTGTTGCTTCTTTTTCTTTTCTTCGTCGCTTAAGATTGGGCGTAAGTTTGGTGAAATCTCATCATTCACACCACCAACCTCTGAGTTGTCCTTGACGGTTACGTCCTTAGGGTCGTATGTCGCAAGGTCTGGTGCTTTCCATTCGACTTTTTGGATAGGAATACTGCGATCACGTCCTAATTCGTCAATCTCTGTACCCAAACGGTTGATTTGGTCACGAGTACCCTGCTGGCTTGCGATAGCAGCCGCCATACTTGAGCCATTTGCCGTCTGTTTGCCCACGTTAGCGCTTCTAATGCGGTCTAATAGTTCAGCACGGGATTGAGCAATCTTTTGCTTTACACTGTTCACGCGGTTGTTATATTCGCCCTCAATGTCTCCCTGGTTCTTTTTGTAGGCGTTCTTAACCGCGAAGTAGTTGATGTCCATATCTCGACGGTTCTTGGCGTATGCGTCCTGAGCCTCACCCTGCTGTTTTGAGGCAGCTTTAGCAATCTCGTACGGTGCGAGGATTTTAGCAAACGAACTGTCTCCTGCTCCACCAGCAGATAGAATGCCTTTAGCCGAGCGGACCTTACTTGCGGTGTCGCTTTCAATTTGGTCTCGGGTCTTTTTAATATTGTCGATAGAGTCTTTGGTGTTCATGTTGTAACGACCAGTTGACTCATTGAAGCTATTTTCGTTTTCCTGCCATGCACGGTCTCTAGCTTTTCCAGCATTAGCAATACCGACGGCTTCCTGTCCGCCTAGACGGTTGATAGCTGAGTTAGCTTGATTAATCTCGTCATCGTATTTAGCAATAGCGTCTGCTTTGTTGCGGGCTTCCTGAGCAGCGTAGGGGTTGTAGTAACCACCACCGCCACCACCGCCGTAATAGCCGCCAGAAGCGTCTCCTGCGTCATTGTTGGATGTTCTGCCACCGCCACGGTTAGGATCAGACTCATATCGATACGCCTGATTTGTCCAGTAGTTAATTGTGTTGTTGTCCCACTTACCAGCGTTATGAACGCCATTTTTACCAGCGACGTAGACATTGCCGTCTCGACCTTTCCAGAACGTACCATAGGTAACACCGTTACGTACATCTGCGTGCACACCACGATTGTCCCTGACGCCGCCAAGCCAACCATTATCAGCAAAGATATCTCCCCTCGACCAATCTCCAAAGAGTGCCATAAAAATTCTCCTTATTGTTATATAAGGAGAGAGACTTGGTGGAATATATTATTTAGGGCTGGCAGAAGTGCTGGACGACAATATCCTTGTTTATTCCTACGCCCGTTTTGGTGTATTTCGAATCTTGTAGAGCCTTCCTATGAGGTTCTGAGTTCATCCAGCTGTTAAAAGCGTCTCGGGATGTATCTGAGTTGTTATCTGTTCGCCAGGTTAGGTTCTCACTAGCATGTCTGCACTCCCCGCCTGTATGTTTAAATACCAACTCATACCCATGTATTCCCTCGGGTGATACATGATCGCGATAGTTACGGCTGATCATATCATCAGCTTTTTCCTGTGCACTGGCGTTTATCCTTGGGTCAACTTCTAGTGGTGCTACGCCAATTCTTGCCCGTTCCTTATTTACCAGCTCCAGGATTTCCTGTGCATCTGGCGGACCAACATCATACTTACTCTTCGGTTGCTCCTGTTTCTGTTCCTGAGCCATTCCAGCCACTGTCTGAGCGTCCAGACGGGTCTTTAGCCATATGCCACCACCCACGCCTATCGTAAGCGCTACAATGGCTGTGATGACTATAGCTTTTTTCATACCCTCACCCTAGCACAACAGAGGTAAAAAGTCAAGACCTATGTCCTCGCCACCTGTATGCTCGTCTAAACCCAGCATCCTCAGCTTCCTTGATAGTCCTTGCAAAGAGTTCGCCTTTTTCTGGCTCAATATTCACTTTGTCATACTGCTGATCAAATGGTAGATGATATATCTTTGAACCGTCCCGCCCTATATTACACTTAATGCACGGGTAGGACTTGTCGAACTTGTAGTTATCAAAGATCTCCATACCTAGTGTTTTTGCAAACTCTTTAGCAACATCAGATATTACAGTTGTCGTATAAAAAGCCGCCGTCACATTCATATTAGGATGTTGCTGCTTGTATTCAAATACTGTACCAAAATGTTGAAACACACGGTTCTCCCGTACAGTCTTATATTTTGACCAGTTTTTACACTGAATAACCACAGCCTTTTTGCCCTTGACACATACCAAGTCTCTACCTAAGTCATCAAGCTCCTTATCTATACCGTAATAGCTCACCGCATAACCCTGGCATTCGTATATGTAGCCAATATATCGCTCATACATCTTACCAACATGTTTGCTTGAGTGGCGGCGTTTCCAGTACCTATCTAGCGCTAGCTGATTTCGTTGTTGTGGACTTAGTTTATCGTACTCAGACTTTGCCAGTAACCGCGTTACAGGGTCTTGACGTTCTCGCTCGGTATACTTTACGTCGTGCACCTCCTCTTCACCGCCTTCAAGCTCACTTTGCCGTATATCAGCAAGCTCTGGAAATAGCTGCTCATAATACTCAATGATTGATCGGGCGGTTTTAGCCTCAACCTCAGCGGCGCGGCGCATTTTAGTTTCTCGTTTTACAGTATCAGCTGCTGATAAAGCGGGTCGTCTTTTACTCCGTAAATAATTGGACAAACCCTCATCAACCAACTTATCCAGTTCAGCAATACTTTCGTGTAATGACTGAAAACCAGCAGCGCGCTCACCCAGTGATGTTTTAAGCGACTGCACATACCATAGAATCTCTTTTTCTCTCTGTGCGGCAGTCTTAACCTTATCCTCCATAGAAGCAATCTGTGTTTTATAGTCTAATTGCATATCTGATATCTTACGATTTAAGCTGTCTTCAGTTGCCGTTATACCAGATATAACACCGCCCACACATATAGAAAATGCCCCTATGAGTGTTAACGACAACTCTTGATGCATTTTATATCATTCAGATATGCCAGTATTAAATACTGAGTCAAAAAATGGAACAGCAAAGTACAATCCCGCAAACGTTACTGTAAAGATACATATTCCGCCGATAAAAACCGCTCCTATAAAAGCAAAGAAGTAGTTAGCTATTTTATCACCCAAGCTATAACTATCCATACTCAATAGTATACACTACCAAGTCTCTCTCCAAATTGTTAATCTTCGACCCCTCATTTATCGCGGAGAGGCAAAACGCGCCAGAAGGGGCGAGTTTCCCCGCCCCAAGAAGACTATTTCTCAGTAGCCTTTTTCTCAGCTTTCTTTTCAGCCTTCTCAGTAGCCTTTTTCTCAGCAGAGATAAATGCTTCATAGCCTTCAGGATCAGCTGTCTTGAATCGCTCTAGACACAGTTCGCGTGCGCTTTCTGCTGGGTCTACATACTTTTTCTCTTCCATCTTGTCCTCCTTTAAGCAGTCTTAAGAGCTGCGATACCTTTCTTTTTCATATCAAGCACAAAGCAGTCATATACCAACCGACCAGTAATCGTGTTACCGCTTGCTTGTGGTGTGTCGCCGTGGTCAATACACTCAGCCAATACTTTCGGAGCAAGCCATGAGTTCTTGTAAGCAATGATGAACTCATGCTTTGCTGGCAAGTATGAGCGAGGGACGACCTTGATCTTGACGTTATCGATCAGACCAACAACACCCTTTTGTTTGATCTTCATACCCGCATCAGAATCGGTAACAAACCCACCGCTCTTGAAGAAGTTGTAAGCTTTTGCAGTCATCCAGCAGGTACGATTTTCAGTTGGCACAAGTTCGTCTGTCATTTTTTCGTTCAGCTCCAAGAACTTGTCATAAACAGTGCTCTTAGCAATAGCTTCGGTAATCAGCATATTGTTTGTAGCAGCTGAAGTAGCTAGATATGCTAGGCGGTATTTATCCAGAGTAGGAATAAACACTTCATCGGTTTGCTTGCGCATCCATCGACCAACCTTCAAGGCGCCTGAGGTGTGTTTTTGATCCATTTTGTCAAGAATTGCGCGGAATCCCTCATCTTTCGACAAGGTCATAACCTGTTGTTTGTTTTCAATGTTGGTCGTTGTATAGCGGTCATCTCCAGTGCGGTTGTATGCCGATAATGGAGCGGTTGGCGTTGAGTTCACCTTCACGGTGGCTGCATCAACCCAATCGTAATCGCTTGAATATTCTCCTTCGGTAAACGATGCGAGAGTAAATCGCTCATCAACCTTAGAAGCAACTTTGTCTGTTAATACTACTGACATTTAGGTTCTCCTTTTCTTATCCTTCGTCAAATCCCTTCAATACAGGGTCTTCTTCAGAGTTAGTTGTTTGTGCGCCGCCAGCATTCATCACTGCGGCAGATTGTTTTGTTTTTGATATTTTTTGGCTACCGATTTTAATACCCTCTGCGCGTACATCAGCTAGAGCAGACATGAACTCGTATAGCTTCATATCTGCTGATACTGGCGCACCCTCCTCATTCAGTTGTAGGTTAGCGGCCTGCATGTACAGCTGAGTGGCTTTATCGGTAAAGTTTGCATCGTATTCTGGCGATTTCTCGTCGAATACAGGGTAGTCTTTGAGCAACTCGACCCTATCAAGTGCAATATTGTACTGAAGATCGGCAATATCAGCTTGAACTTGATTGAGCTCAGCTTGGTGCTTATCAATCTCTTGATTATAGAGAAGTGACTGCACTGCGGCGTCTTGTGGGTCTAAACCCATAGCCTCTAGCTGCTCTGGTGTTACGCGATTTTCGTTGATCTGCTGCTGAAGCTTTGCAATACCCTCGTATTGTGAAACTTCCTGCTGCAACTCATTCCTGCGCGCTACCAATCCTCGAATTTCGTTATTCAGCTGAGCCGTACGCTCTTCTGCTTTCGGAAATTCTGGCTTCTCTTCGGTTTTGCCTTCTAACTCTTCTTCAGGCTTTTCCTCTTTTTCTTGGGTTTCGTCTGTTTTGGACTCGCCCTCCGACTGTTCGCTCTCTTCCCAGAAGCCATTTTGGAAATCAAGGTTGTCGGTTGAACTGTCTGATGTTGACGACACATCTGCCACGTTCTGGCTTGTATTTACGTCTGTAGTGGTATTTTCCACGGTGTTTACTCCTTTTATTTAGTTATTTACGACCTTTTACATCGGTGCGCAGATGAGAGTTCAAGGAGATGAGCTCTAGGCTGATGGTGACAAAACCACAAAAAACACCACCAGCCTGCAACCCACCTAAAACAGCTTCTCTAGTCGATATGCTCCTTTCTCGCCAAATAAATACACTCCGAGCGGAAGAATTGCGGTCAAGCTTGGATCGTCCACACAAATCAAAACCCTGCCCTCCTGCTTGAATTCATGACTCTTTAAAAGAGATTCAGTCTCAAGAGGCTGCTCTAATTTGTCTCTCACGTCTTTCTTATCCATTTGTTTTCTCCACCTGCTCCTGAATCCATGCCTTTAGCTCCATCAAGTCGTTGACACGCCATCTTGCAGCAAGCAATTGAACTTTTAACGACTCCTCTGAAGTCTCAGGATTCATAGTCAGTTGATTGATGTTTTGCGCTAACTGGATTTTTTCGTCCATACCTTTTAGAAGAACCTGAAGTACATCAATCTCTTTTTGAGCAGCTACTCGCTCCTTCTTTTCCTTTTCTTCACGCTCCTCTGGAATACCCCAAGAAAGCCCGGTGTTTGGGATTAAATCGTTATTCATATTGTTCCTCGCTATCGGCTATACCGTTATTGTTTTGATCAGGATCAATAATCAACTCTTCAGGGTCATCTACACCGGATTTAGTGATCATTCGCTTTAATAACTGATCTTTGCGGATATATTGACCTAATTCAGGGTCAGACTGAGCCAGTTCTAGTATTCCCTTTAGGTTTTCCATCGATTGTTCGTCATCTTTGAGCTTTGAAGTGGACGCATCAACCTTGAACTTAAAGCCTTTTATTTCTTGGCTGTAATCAACGGTAGCTGTAGTTGCATTAAAATTAGGATCTTCAACTTTTCGGCGCTTGATATATTCTTGAGTGAGCTCAATTGTCTTCGTGCCTTCAGATAGCGCAAAATGGATATTAAGCATCGTTTCGCAGACATCACCAAACCAGTCTTCGAACTGTTTGCGAAGATAATTATCACTAACGTTCGTGCGCTCCTGCTGAGCTTTAACACCGCTGTCTGTTCGAGAAAAGCCAGGATTGCCAACCTCGGATGAGATACTGGTATCATTAGCATTGTTTATGTTTAAGATCTGGCTTTTAATAAGCCCGTAATTATTTGAAAAGTTACTTAATGCATGTGTAGAAATATTAGCTGGTGAAATGCTTGCGTTAGGATCCGTACCTAAGTCCCAAATAGCATTTAATTTATATCTGATTGTTGAAGTATCGAACGAACCTCGCTTAATGAGTGGTGGGTTTAATCCTAGAGCTTCTGCATACTGGTACATTTGTATCTCTGAATCAAGCATGTTTTGAAGACCCGCTACGAGCTCAACTGCACCACGTCCAATCGGACTAGACATATCCATGTCGTGATACAGGAAATGAATTGGAATAATGCCTCTCGGGTCAGGATTGACAGTTGAGTAGACAACCTCTTTACTGTCTGGGCTATAACCGTAAAATAATGCACCCTTCCCCTTTTGGAAGGCAAAAATAATCTCAATGCCGCCCATCTCAAGCCCTTGAGCACGCTCAGCGGGAGTTTTGCTTTCATTATCCTTTTCTTTAGCTTGTAGATTGACCAGCTTATCTAAACGCCAACCACTCTTTATTCCCTGTTTATTGAGTTGTTTTTCGCGGTAAATTAAGTATTTAATATCATTTGGCTGATACCATGCTCGTAAGAAAATAACATTACAGTCTTTGTCATAGACTTTTCCAGATTCTAAAATAACGTCTTTGATGTAGGGCAGTTTGAAGTCTGCACCAAAATAATCTCCATGTTGCGCATAAAATATATAGGCAGGTTGCGATCCATACGTCATTCCTTTGCCCATTACTCCCCAGGATTTCTGTAAAACACTACCAGTTGTGTTTGCGTGCGAAATAATGTCTTCTGTAAGAACTAAATTGGCAATACCAGCCAAATCTTTGTCTTTGTCTAAACTCGTTACTAAGCCTGTAGGAATCTGCTGAATTACACTTTTAGGACGTGACTGAACATAGCTAGCAGTTGTACCATCTGTCATGTCTGGAAAACCAGATGGTAAATTATTTTTAGGCTTATTAAGAGCAATACGCTCGTATTCATCAACATTCGCTAATGCTGAAGCGTATTTCTTCTTACTATCCTCATACGCGTCGCCGATATTCTTTTCATCGACATAAGAAAAAGCCACTGATTACTCCCAACGTAAAAATTACTGTTATGTAATCATCACGCTGGGCTTTCCCAGTAGCTTGTTACGCGTCTATAATATCATATTTATTTTTTAGCGTCTACAACCTTGAACTTTTATCCAAAATAGTTTTCTTTACCATTTGTGGCAGTCCTGTGTTTTTATCAATTCTGACGTTCAATGATATATCTAGACACTCACCATTTTCTGCCTGTTTTATGAGATCGTCAAATTCCTGTCGTACTTCATCAAAGCTACTAACTTTCACAGGAATCGTAAATGAACGGATACTTTGAGCAGTCATATAATCCCTTATCTTCCTAGTTTCTTCAACCTCTACGCCATCTGTAACGTATTTGTTTTTAACCTCACCAAATCTTAACTCCATAATTGTGCTAGATCTCCTGACGTTTGAATTATTGGCTTCTGCTCATATTTTGGCTTTAAAACGCTAGACAGCTTGTACCTAACAGCGTCTAGAGCGTGATCAAAACCACCTTCTGGTATATTGACAGTCTTGCCATCTTTGTCTGTTTGCCATAAATAATTTCTATACTCTTTAATTAAATTAATACTTTGCTTGGTGACAGAAACGCTTTGCTCTTGAACATAATTTATTCCCTGTAAAATAGATCCAGCTCCCTTTTTCGCAGCTACAACAGACAAACCGTATAGTTTTAGTTCGTCAATCGACTTCGGCTCAGCTGAATCAGCTACAATCACGCCAAAATCTAAGTTATTCATAAATGAGGCAATTTGCTGGTTGCTCATACCCTTTCGATAAAGTATCTCATCTAGAATATACCCACCGTTATAGTAATAAATCGCGACTATAGCGGTTGGGTCGTTTGAGTAGCCAAAATCTAATCCATAGCCCTCTAAACGGGCTTCGTGAGGTATTTCGTCTATAATCCTCCAGCCTTTGTATATTCTACCTTCGACCTCTCCTAGTTGACCTAATCCGTAAACAGTCCACCAGTTTTTGTTTGATTTGTGAGCCTCGATGTCTTTTACGATTGTTTCAGGTAGACCTTCATTATCTTTATAGGTAACTGTAATCATTTCTACGTCATCACGTGTATTTAATAAGTCGTAGAACCAGAACTCATTTGTTGGGTTCCAATCTAGCCAAATCTCTAATCGTGTACGCACCGCTAATTGGTCAAACGATTCATAAGCTACGTTGTTGCACTCATTTATAAATAATCTATCACGACGTGGTCCACGTACTTTACTAGGCTGATCAGCGCTGAAAAACTCTATCTTTGAGCCTGTTTCAAATGTATAAATAGAGTCTGTAGCATTCCAGGATGACTCCTTCCAATAGCCATGCTCCTGCATAATATTCTTAAAATCACGCATAGCACCTCTTTTAAGATGCGGAAATGATTCTGAGACCACACTTGTTAGGGTTGGTCTCTTATCTTTCTGGGCTTTACTGATGAGTATTTGAAGGATAGAGATAGTCTTACCTGCAGAAGTCCCGCCACATACGCCACGGATACGTTTTGTCATTTTAGCAAGCTTCTTTGTTGAACTGGTCAAGACGAACATTACTGTTCGCCCTCCACCAAATCACCAAGGATTGGCTTAGGAAGTTTGACGTGAACTTCCTTCTTTTCGGTTATTCGCTGTTTGAGTTTATTATATTCACGAATCGCTGCCATTTTATTTGAAAAATCAGCATCTTGAGTGATCAGCTTCTCTATTTGCTTATCAACGAATTGATCATTCAAACCGCCAGCTTCAAATAATTCATCTATCCTGTTTAAAATGTTGGGATTTGTCAATAATTCTGAAGCTCTTGAACGTGCAACATTATACCAATTTGGCTTTGATTGATCAGGGCTATAAGCTTCTATATAACTTTGAACACCGTTACCAAAAAACTCTCTATCGCTCGCATACAATTGACAGAATCTTTCTTGCCTTGGGTTTAGTTTTCTCGGCTTTTTATCCATATCCACCTCATTTTCAAAATACATAAGAACGTTTAACTTCAGAGTTGCGTTCTCTCAACTCACATATTGTACTTATATTATAACACAAATACTCAACTCTTCTTCCACCAAGGATATATCTTACCCTTGCGTGGCACATATTGCTCGTTTCCTGTGGTATCTGGAGCAAGCAATTCATCCAGTTCTTTGTTATACTCTTCAAGATTTTGTCTATAACTATGAATAATTTGGTTTATGATTTCATACCCATTCTCGACTACTTCAGATTCTCTATCGTCTGTCTTGTACACTATAAGAACATCGTAATCATCCTTCCGTTTAAGCCTCTCGAAATATGATATTCTTTTTCCCGCATGGTCAATTGACCTCACTAAACGCTCAACTTGTTCTCTCTTGCGATTATTCATTTCAATTTCCTTCCTTAATAGTTTATTGGCTTTTGGATCGTACACTACGCTCGCAGAGTCTAAATCGTTAGCAAGATCATACATTCTGAAAAAACGATCATCACGATTTCGAAGAGAGTTTATAGAGTAAAGCCTTCTATGTGCAGCTTTACGGATCTCTTTTGCACGTCCACTGCAGCGGTGACTATAGCCAAAGTAATACTCGTATTCTATCCATTTATGACACTTGTCACACTGGATGGATGGTTTTGATTCACTCTTCGTCATTTCTATCGTTCAACCTTACCTTTTACTTAAAAATGCGATACTTACCATAGTTTTCAGCTATAAATTTCTCTGCTCGACAACCTGGCGCGAGATACCAATTTGGAGCAAAAACGACAACTTCAGCCTCTGCCATAATCTCTATAGATTTGGCAAGATACCATATGCCGGCGTCTGTGCCTTCAAGAGGGCAGTCGTCCTCTATAATCTGATCTAATAATTCTAATTTAGATCCCGGAAAATCTTTTTTGACTTGCTTAAAAATTTGCGACCTAGTTTTTACAATTTCCTCCACGCTCTTATCCCTCATTGGCATTGATATAAATACTTTCATAACTCCTCCTTATTTTTTACTTTCCTATGAGTTATTTGTAGCGGTATACGTAATCCCTCAAGCATAAATATAACTTCCATATAAATCCTAAAATACTCAACATGGAGTCTTCTTCTGATATATTTTTTCGCATAATCAATGGCATCAAAACGGTCCTCGAAAGCGATAATTTCATTAATAGAGTTTTTTAAAATATAATCGTCTTTGGTGTGTGGATTAAATATTCGAATGACATATACGCAGTCATCGTCAAAACGTTTACTCATGTTCATTTTTCCTCCAGCAACTCAGGCTCTTCGTGAGCATTACCAACAACCTTAAGAATAGAAACTTGTAACTGCCACAGCTCTGAAATTGTATAGTGAAAAATTTTGCCAATCCGTGCCTCTACGCCAAAACTTGCTAACCTCGGACAATAAATAATTTTGCGAGTAAACGTTTTGCCGTATATTTTGGACTTAAGGATATCTCCCGCACAAATCTCAACGCCATTCTTATCGCTTAAGCCCGTAAACTGCTCAATCACTAACCGTCCCTCAATAGGTATTGGCTCATTCTCGCCCTCAAGCTTAGCTGATACGAGTTTATCGCCTTGCCAATGTAGAGATACGACCTTTCGCATTCTTTTTTCTAGGTTGTCCCAAGCTCTGAATCTTATTTCACGCATTATCCAAAAACCCATAATGATTACTCGGTATTTCATTGCCACCAGCTAGAATGAGTAGGTGAACAACATCTTTTAGCTCTCGGTTGTCGTGAGCGCTACGAATATATATCATTGGATTCTCGTAATGATGGTCGTTTTCGTCGATATGCTGTTTGGCGGCTTTGCCGGTAAAGTACATAACTGCGCCGTAGTCTTTGCCAGCTTTGTTATTATCTAGGATCGTCCACATCGGCATATCAGTAGATCGATTGTCTTGATTAACCAGCTCATCACTCAAGGCTTTAATACGCCGTAATAAGACTTCTTCAGCTGGATTTTCTGCTATGATTTTCATTTAGATTTCCTTTCTTTATTAACTTTTATTTCAGCTTTTATAGAATAAAACATACACAAACTAAGAAAGTATGAAACTAAACAGAGCAGTTCTCCTAGATACTGGTTGGACAATACACAATTGATAAACAGACATATACTCGACCCCGCCCATATCGGACTTAGGCACATAAGAATTTTAAGTTTGGTTCTATATTTCATATTTCTCTCCCGTTCTTGTAGCATTTTGAATAGCCCATTTCGCCACCAGCTGTTTTACAGCGAGCTTCAGTGTTCATGTTTTGAATCTCTTGTTCGGATATTTTAAATTGCCAAGCAAAGAGCAGTGCAAATAAAGCAGCAATTGCTAAAGTTATTATTGCGACAAAAGCTATGTCGCTCCAGCTATTATTAAATGGACTAAAATCAGTTTTCATTTTCATTCCCGCCGCTTTCTCCTAGCTCTGCTACACCAATTCGCTCTAATGCCATGTTGCTTGCCATAACAAGAATATAGGCAGTGCTAACACTAGCCGCTTCTGGAATCGGTATACCAATCAGATACTTTGTGTCATTCTCAAGTTCTTTAACTTCATTCACAATTCCCAAAGCACCACACCATTTGTGGTTTTCGTTGAACTGCACAACATCATTGAGTTTTAGTTTTGTCATAAGATATCCTTTTCTACCATTATTATGGCTTTTACTGCTCATATTCCACATTTCTTTCTTATGTTTACAAAATTAGTGGTTTAATTACATACTATTCAATAAAATCTACACTATCTATTGTATAGCTATCATGTTGACTAATAACATCTTTACTAAAATACTTACCAAGATTCCGTTCACTCTTTGTATCTCTAAAACTTAATGAATAATATGCCCTATTACCCTCTATAATCCATGCTTTATATTCAGCTACAATACCTAATTGTCTAACGATCATCTCGACAGCGTCTCTATTCAACAGCATATTAAAACCATGCTTAGTAAAATCAATACCATGACTTATTGCAAATTGTAGCTCTTCAATCGTTTCTTCATATCCCATTGATTTATATTTACTCATAATTATCCCCTCCTTATTTACACGATTTCGTGTAGTTTACTTCAACCGCATAACTGGTTGGCTATATAAGCTATGCACAGCGTTATCGTTCAAGTTGCGATGTCAACGATAATTATCAGTTCTTAGGGCAGGTTTTCAGTGAGGCGCAACTCCAACCTGAAAACAGTGCCGTTCGAAACTACTTATATAGCCAATTGACGACATCAGGTGTATAGCATTAACGTGTTTGTTAATTTAGTTGATGCTGCCAGTTGATAACACCAAATGATAGTTGTTTAGAATATCTATAAATAGGTATACAATTTTGTTCCTAAGTAACAATTAAAGGTGCGTTGGTGCTACCAGTTCTGCGGTCGAATTGTTACCAATTTCGACACTTGTCAAAAATGGTTTTCCATAGGGTACGATTTGTACCTGGTTTAGCAGTTTACCGACTTGCTTAGGTCACAATGTTTACCTATTACCCTTTCTACGCCCCTTCTTTCGGCGTGCTTTAATCATAGCGCGAGTAAGTTTCTTTTTGGTGTACGGTTTCTTAACTGATGGGTATTCCATCGGCTTGCCATCACAATATGTACCCTGACAATACTTACTGTTTATCGTCTTAGTTGGTTTTCCGCAAATTTGACATGCTGGATACATAGTCTAATCTATAGCCTCCAAGCCTTTAATAGCCTTTCTAATGTCAGCCTTTTTGTATTTTTTGCCGTTGATTTCGATGGTGGGCTCTGAGACGTCTGGTTCGACAAGACTGTAGCCAAGTCTTTTAAGGTCATCAACCGTATACCAGGAGTCTGCTCTGGTATACTTTTCATAAGTACTCAGCAAATAACAAGCAGACATCTTAGTTAAAATCTTTCTTGTGCCATGCTCATTATTAATAAAATCTCCAGCACGAAGATTATCTAAGGTTTTCTCAGCAGGCTCTAACATTTCGTCTGACCAGTTAAAGATACACTCATCAGTTTTGTAAAAGTTATCTGCTACATAACTAATCGTGAGTGTTAAACCACCCAGTTTTGTCATAGTATTACTACAACACACATCATCATAATATTTATTTGTGACAAGCCCCTTGCGAACCCTGACCTTATCGCCGACTTTGAATTTATTTGCTGACATTATTTTTCTCCTTCCTCAATTCCAAAATAAATCTTCCAATCCTGCTCGTTTTCTTTGATAGATTTTTTAGCGTCTTCTTCGGTTCTATAATTTACAATTTCGCCAGAATTGATAGAGTAAATTTGATATGCATAAAGACTTTTATCTCTGTGATTACAATAGACAGACCACCCGCCATTACCATCCTCAAAGTCTGGCTCAAACGTTGATGTTCGGCGTAGTCTGACTTCGGCTAATTTACGATTGCGAGCTTTTTCACATTCTTTTCCAGTAGAATAGACAAGACCCAGTCTATACGTACAGAAGTCTTCGTTATTGTCAAACCAAATTCTCTTTACAACTAACCCATAGCTATTAATAGTCCAATATTCGTCACCAAGTTCAGGTCTCCAGTGAATACTATCTATTGGTTCTTCTTGTATTTCCTCAAACCAATCTGTAAGGATATTTGGGAATTTTTTAAGAGTTATTTCGTGATATATCATCAAATCCATACCAATACCTGTAGTTTCTGGTTTTTCTGGAGTACCAGCAATAAGATTTCCCTGCTTAGAGATGTAAGCTAATTGCCCTGCTTTGAACGTCGGTAAATCTTTAAGTAGTTTATAGCGTTTCATCATATATCTCCGTTTTAGGTTTCCTAAAATAACAACCAGAGTCGTCTGAGAATCTTATGGTATATTGTGTAAATTCTCGTCTATCTTCATCTCTATAAACACAATGGTGAACATTTACAACATACGGTCGTTCGGTTTTCTCTGCTGGTACTTTAATCTCGTTTGTTATGTCCACAGAGATTATTCCTCCTCATACTCCTCCACAGAAAGAGTGATTATCTTATAACCTTTTTCTTCTAACTGTTTTTGGACACCTTTCCAGACTTCCGCCATCGTATTTTCTTTTTTAGTGCTTGTAGAAACATATTCAAATGATTTATCATTCTTATAATCAACTGTCACGATTAGTTTCATAACTTATCCTTCCAATATTTAATTAAAATTTCCAATTCTCCATCGGTCCATTTATACGGTGTCTTCATACTCTCTAACAGATCAACGATACCTTCGCCGTAAGTTTTGAGCATGAATCTCGTGTATCCGACCATATTTCCTTCATCGAATCGATTGCATGATCGGCATTGAGCGTGAACATTTCTCTCATCGTATCTTAACGCCATCCATCGTCTATTGATGAAATGTCCAGCGTCAGCCTGTTCAAAAGGCTTTCTTTGACCACATGAGCAGCAGATAAAGAACCCGTCCTCAGAATCTCTCAAACGGATATACTTCGAGAAAACTCTATCAGCTTTCTTTATAAGTTTTCGACTTGCCACGCCCAATTTGCCTTATTATTAAATTATTTTTTGTAAACACCCACTTAAATTTCTTCATAAAATTGATATCTGGGTTTGTTATCTTTATGACAAACCCATTATCAGTTTCTAAAAAGTAGGTTTTCTTTCGTCTTGTCATCTAGCCTCCTAAAAAGGAATTTCACTCAGATCAACCTCTTCTGGGATGTCCTCAATAACTGTGTCAGTTTTATTTTTTAGCTTTGGCTCGTATGACCAGATATTACGCTCATATCGGTGCTTCTCGTCACCGTTATTGTCTGTATAAGTTTCCTCAGTTTTCTCGACTGTATACCAACAAGATTTACCTGGTAACTTCTGAATAAGCTGAGACATTTCATACAGACTTTTCATATTCTTGAAAAAGTCGCGAACTTTCTGTTTCTGGTCATCATCTTTGGCGTTGTGCACAAAAATCTTGCGGATTTTATCAACAGAAAAAGGTGTTGCTGCACCAGTGAACCACAATCGTGCCTCGCCCTGCTCGCCGTTCACACCCTCAACTTTCACATTCAGAAACACTTTGCCATTCGGATTTTTCTCAAAACCCGCCTCAGTGATTGTTACGGCGTGAACACCCTGAGTGAAATATGTTGATTCTTTCACGTCTTCCTCGCTTAATGTCATGTTTTTCAATTCTTCGTCCGTCATACCCCTTATCCTTTCTTTAGAACATTAATTTTTGGACTTCTTTTTCAACCAGCTCAAGAGTAGCGTTTTGCACTCTACCTGTCATTTCAATTGCTTCTTGATAGTCTTCCCGCTTTAACTCAAAAATCTGCAACCCTAGTTCTGGATTTGTGAATACGTCCGAATAAATACAGAAATAAAGTGTCCGCAGGTTTTCGTTCACCAAAAAGTACTGAATAATCTGAGCTTCGTAATCAAGTGGTGGACGCTTTTCATAATAAGCTTTCACTACTTTCCAGCTTTCCAGGCATTTGATCTCAGCCGCCTCAAAAACGTCACCTGTCTCATCGACGATCTCACCATCAGGCGAGCAGATCTGATACTCATTAACGTCAGATTGCCAAACTCTGCCAGGGATAATCTGCTTGCCTAGTTTTTCAGCAATCGGCTCTCTCGCTTCGTCTTCTAGAATCTGACCTCTCAGCATAGCTGAATAAGTAGCTCCTTCAGGCATTCTGTCTACGTAGTCATTCGGGTTGATTGGCTTTGCGATTCGCTGAGCAATTAATTTATAAATGGAGTCATTAAGCTGAACATTAGCATAAAGCTCATTTAATTCATCATCTGTCATCATTGCTCGGATATTATCCATTGTCAGATTTTTCGGGAACTCATAACCTTTACTCTTAGCGAATTCAACCAGTTCAGCTTTTGGTATATAGCGAACCGATGAGTAGTCTTTAGCAGATGATCCCGAAATCCTACCTTCGTGAAAATCGAGCCATTCTTGACTTCTTTGTTCAAGGTCTAGGATTTTCATTTATCACCTCCTAGTTTTGCCTTTACCTCGTCCTTGACACCAACAAGTTCACGCGATAGCTTTGGATTGGCTCTGAGAATCTCAATATATTTCTCTTTCAATTCACCTAGTGTTTTACAGGATCGTAAGGCTGTTTCAGCAGCTTTTAGATCAGCAGACTCTTTATCAGTCCTTTCTTTAAGCTTGCGTTCAAGATTGCCATCATCGTCAGTATCGACAAGTAAATCAAGCATTGCTATATATGAATACCTTTTCATGTAAGTAATGCCTGAGCCTTGAGTCTGAGGATTATTAGGCGCACTTTCAACTGGCGCAATATCTTCAAGCATCTCACCACTTTCCAGATGAATAAGTTTAGTCCTAATAGCCGTTTTAGTATCGATATGGCTGATCGTTTGTTTAACCATTAAGCCGCATTTTTCTAAATCTTCTCGTGTCTCGCTAACTACAACATTGTAGTCTGCGTACTTGCTTTTGAAATATGGGTTTTCTTTTGAGGCTTTCACTAGTGGTGTTATTTTGCGAAACTCTTGTAAGGCTTTGTATAATTCACTCATCTACACCTCCTTTCTATAAAAATCTTAAATATCTTTTATTCGTATAAACTGACCAAGCTTTATATCCTTGTGATTTCCACACATGATAAGCACAGTCAATATTTATTTCTGGGTTGCGCGAATCACAAGCTTCTCGTCCTGGTAAGATCCTCACCTGAAACAGTGATACTGAATAGCCGTAAGTTCGACCATTTTGCGTAAATGTTAGGCTTGTATCGCCAGTAGCGTTTTCATTGCAAGAACTTTCAGCTTGCATAATGGCTTTCATAATTCGCACGTCCCAATCGTATTTCTCAAGTAAAGGTTGAAACCTTTCGCAGCCGCCTGCACTCGCTGCCTCCACAACAGGTTTTTGAAATGCAGGCGAGGCTTCAACCTTTGCGGCAGTTTGCTCTAGCGACGGTTGCCGCTTTCCCGTCGCTACTGTTTTGACACTTCAACTTTCACATTTTTAACGATTGTCGCCGCTTCAGTTTTGACTTGTTCAGTCTGACGCTTTTGGTATTGCATACCGCCGATAAAAGCGACGATTGCAGTAATTAAAATCGTAATGATGATAGTTTTGATAGTTTCAATATTAAGTTTTTTCATTGTTTTCTCCTTTTTTATCTTATTTAAGCCAAGCATAATTCGCGCAGCTCTTCTCTGGCGTAGAAATCTACTACCTCATCCTCGATTCCATCACAATCAGGATTTGGACAATAGAATTCAGTCTCGCCATGACAGCCGCACCATTCGGCTTCTCTACCAAAACAGCAAGGCTGAATTACTTCTAGGTTGTCGTGGCTGCAATACCACTCTCTATCAAAGAAATCAAAACGATAACTCGCTCTGATTTGCTTTACTTTAATTTTCATATTTACTCACAATCTGCCATTTGATATAATGGCTTTGGTGACCGCTCTTTTGAGCGGTTATTTGCTTTACTGCCCACTTTAAGGCGTGGGAGACCTGTAGTGAACAGCGCTGAGCGTTCGAATAAAAAATCAAGGGGATTTTTGAAACGGTAGATTCGAACACCAGCTAATTAAGTAAGTACTAGCGATATAAAAACCGCTCAGCGCTGTTCACCTATAAACCAAATTATTAAAATACTAACTTTTATTCGTATTATGCCTGGATTGTAAATAATCTGTCGCGCTAATCCTTATTTCGCCGTACATTCACTTTTAATGCCGCTTACATAATCGTAATAGCACAGTTTGTTAATTCTGCACGAGGCTATCAGATACGCATTTGATAACCTCGTGGAAATTAAAAAACACCACAGATGTGGTGTAGATAAAAAAAGAACCGCCATAAAGGCGGGTAGTTTACAAAACCGTCGCTCTGACCAACTGAGCTAAAGCGGCATACAGCTATCCTTTAATCAAATCAGCAACAGCTCTATGTAATTTTAGCAAATTATAATAAACTGGTCAACGGCATAATACTTATTATTGACTATTTGTAAAAAACATGTTATTATAAAAATATGAATGATTCAATAAAGAAAATTTTAGTTGAATGGAATACAAAAACAACTGAAAGACAAAAACTACAGCAAACTTACGCTTTAATAGCTTGTGTTTCATTAATTATAGCAGGGATAATCAGTCTAATAAACTACACTCTAGGTCAAAGATTACTACTAGTAGCGATCTTGGCACTATTTACGCTAATTGTTAATATGATAATCTGGGCATTATTACAATCTCTGATTTTATTAAAAATAAATAAAATAAAAGACAATAAAATAACTAAACAAACATCTAAAAGTAGTCGAAAATAA